CCACCTGAAACACATACGAAAACTGTTTTTAGAGGCGTTCCTACCCCATTTGCTTTTTCGTTAGCTAGAAAGAGTGTCGGGCTTTCTGTTACAACTATATCTCCTTTTTCGTATTCTTTAGAAGGGTTCCATATTGCAGATTCATCATTAAAAAACCAAACAGGAGAATCAGCAGGGGCGTTATATTTAGGGACTACAGCTACTCCATCAATATCTTCGAAAGGGTTTCCGTCACTATCTTCTATGGGTAAACCTGCATATCTGCATCCTTCTCCCCTATACTGCCAATAACAAAATTTAGAAATAATATTCCTAGAATTAACGCTGAAGTTATCTATATCTAGAGGAGAAGTAAGTTCAAACTCTACAAATAATTTTGATTCTTGGGTTTTCCTACCCATTAACCAAGTTTCGTTAGTCAACTCAGCGTTAGGGTCAGCTTCTCCGAAAGGGTTGCCTCCTTCAAAGTTTACATCGTCTATGAATTTTACAGAAACACGTTTTCTAACAACCTTGGCGTTTTTAAAGTCTTTATATACCTGTAGAAATTGTGTAATAATATTGTTTTGATTAGCTACGCGAATCTTGGGTCTAGCTAATTTACCATCCCCCAAGATGTCGAACCCTTCACTTTCCATAGATAAAGGTAGGTATTTATAATCCTGCCAGACTATGGATTGAGAATAAATAGCTCCTCCATGAAAACCCATAAATAAGTTGGGTTGATTAACCCTATCTGGATATATTCTAAAGATCTCAAGTATAGCGGTTGGTTGTAGATCTAATAAACTACGTGCTACCTTGTTTTTTCCTTCTTCCGCCATAATGTAATTTACACTTTATTAGTATATAATATTAAAAAGAAGTGAAAATTACACATCTAAAAGGTCATAACGAGAAGTTGGAGGTTGAGTTTTACAATTTCTTTTTAAGTTCAAAGCCGTATGATTTCGACTACATACGATCACAACATTTAAGGAGGCAAAAAATTGAGTCTTTATTGTCTAATTATTGTAGGACTTGCGAGGTTTATACTGTCGAAGAAAATTCTAAATTTAAAGCGGCTGCTTTTTTTTTGGACGCTGGGGATTATTTGGACTTAGCATTTATATTTGGTGTTAGTAAGGATTTTGGGAGTTTAGATTTGATGGCTACAGCAAGGGGTTTTTTAGATCATGCTATGTATACTTTAGGAAAAAATTACGTTAAGAGCGAAATAAGAAGGAAGTATAAAGTGCAATCCTATAAAAAATGGATTGAAAGGTATGATAAAAAAGTCATAATATTTAACGACGATAATAATACCGTCGTTTGGTGTAATAGAGATATAATGACAATTAAATTTAAAGTTGTAGGGGCTAATAAGACTACTGCTCATCTTATGGGTAAAGATCTTTTTTTACGTGGGACAAAAAAGATTAAGCATGGGCTGTTAAGAGAGTTCTCTGATGGAGAGGACACTTACCTGCTAGATGAAAAAGGTATTGATTTTTTGTCTAAAGCTGTTATTATCTATGGACATCTGTCAGACAATAAACAGAATGTCGGTAATATTTCTTTAGAATTTATTCCTAACAAATGAAAACAAAAACAATTCTTTATAAAGTCTATACTCGAAAAGGTGAATACCATCACGCTTACAGTGCTGAACTTAAAGGTTCTCGCGAATGGGCTATTGATTGTGCAAGAGCAGTCGATGGGTATGTTACTCAAGTATCTGATGATTTACAGAGAACAGAGAAAAAAATCTATACTCATGGGGTCGAGGCTTAATGTTGACGTTAATAAAATCTATTTTAAAATCTTTAGAATTGTTTTTAGCTCTTAAAAATAAACAATTTTACTATGATTTGCACAATAAACACAAGAAATTAGAATATGAAATCATTCAAGAAATCGAAGATCTTAGGCAGCGTGGCGGTAGTAATGACTCTGATCGGGCTGACCTCTTGCGCGAAAGACTTATCTCAGAGCGTTCAAGATTTGAACATTTATCAGCCTTCTACTCTAAAACTGCAGAAGAACCAGCCGATTCAGACTGAAGAAGGTGTTTATACTCCACAAAAAAATGAAGTATGGCATTCTGATGCTAGGTTTCGAAAACTTGAGAGGCAGCTTTATTTCCCCAGTGGAAAATAGTTTTAATTAGATGTTACAATCTTCTTCTTTGACTTAAAAGTAATATTGTGGATACGGCGCTCAAGAGAATCAAATGCGCTTCTGGGATTGCAGTGCCTGTATTACCATTAAATTTTAAAATAGAAGGATTTTGGGCGAATGATACACCATTTAAATAAATATCATTACCTTGTTCTGAAAACTCCTCTAATGAATTTAGAGTGAGCTGCGCGTTTGGAGACAAATTAACGATAGATCTTTCGATTTGACTATTGATTGAGTCTCCAGCCCCTCGTAGCGTTAAGCTGCTAGTTGAATCTACATTTATTTCTAGACCAATTGCAGAAAACATAGCATTCATATCAGAACCTTCTAAGATATTCAAAGTGGAAAAAACATCGTCATCATCATTTACTCCAGTAAAACCATTATTGTTTTGGAAGGTAAAAGAGGTGGATTTCAACGTAACTGAAAACCCATCCCCGATCTCAATATTTGAATAAGAGGGGCTGTCTTCAAGTATTAAGGCATCTGTTATAGTCAATATGTTAGTAATAGGCGATTCTCTGTTTAATTCCAGAGAATCTGATTGAGAAAAATCCCAGTTTGGGGCATCATAAAAATCATAAATCTCTGCTTCATCTGCGTCCCAAGTAATAACCATATCTAATTTCTTATCCTTACTCTCGGCTATATCTACAACTTCCTCATCACTAATCTGGGTGGGTCTTTGAGGATTAACTACAGGATTAATATTGGGGTTCCCTGTTGGGTCTATTATAAGTATATTACCCTCTACAGAGGTTATTACAGCAGATTTTGCTACAGAGATGATTGATAGTAAAGTGATGAGCGTGTGTTTCATTTTCTCTTTTTGAGTATAAAATTCTTAAGCTTAGTTAAGCTGCCTGTTAACTTCCCCAGTAACCTGCCTAACTTACTATCTTCAGGGACAATGTAAGAGAGAGTCCCTAAAAGACCCAAGATGGAAATAATGAACTCAGGCATGGACTCCATATAAGGGGCGAGTATCTTATCAAATAAATCTCCCATAGTATTATCTTGTTATAACATCAGGAACTTCAGTAACCTGATCATCTTCTTCTAGTTCTATTGTTTCTTCTGAGTTCTCAAGATCTGTTTTTTTCTTTTCGCCCTCTTCAGACTCTTCCTCTTCGGTTTCTCCCTCAGACTCTTCTTCTTCTTCTTCTTCTTCTTCTTCTTCAGGCTTCTCCTCTTCTTCGGATTCTTCAGCTTCTTCCTCTTTGTTTTCTTCTTCTGTTTCCTCTTCGGTTTCTACAGATTCTTCTTCTTTAACGGCCTTCTCTTCGCCTTCTTCATTATTTTCTTCTGTAGGTTCGCCTTCATTTCCTTCTCCCTCGTTAGAGGTTTCTTCATTTGACGCTTCGCCCTCTCCCTCTTCACCACCAGATCCTTCACCTTCTCCTTCTTCGCCTCCTTCGTAACCTTCTTCGGATGTGCCGACGACATCTCCATAACCTTTTTCGGCATATTCTACAATTACTTCGGTAACGCCACCAAAAGGTTGGAAGCCTATTGTTGTCTCAGTAAAATTATTTAAATTAGAAAATACTTTATGCTCTTGTTCTGCTACAACGGCGATTTCAGTACCCTTTTCTTTTGTCGTTTTAGCTTGGAAGTAAGCCCCACTACCTATTGACATCGTGCCAGCCATTCCAATTGCGCCTACTTTTTGAACTGTCTCTTGTACAAAAGCGGTTAAACCAGTGGCAGCACTGGCAGTTTGGGTTGTGGCTCCAGCAGCCGCTGCAGCAGCCGTACCTTTAGCAGCTTTATCTAAAATATTTTTATTTTTTTCAGCTATTTCTGTTAGCTTATCCATAGTAGAAGTCTCAGGCACTTCAGCCTTTACTTCTTGATTGTTACTTTCCGCGACTTCTCCCTCTTCCTCTTCTGCAACTTCTTCAGTTACAGTTACTTCTTCTACTTCGGAGCCACATTCTTCACAAACACAAGACTTTTTTTCTAGATGTTTTATCCTTTGAAGTAACGCCCATGCTGTTTTTCTTGCGTGGAGGTCTAAATCAGAGATGATGTCGCTATCTTCTGGATTACAGTATTTTTTAGCAAAAGCTTCCGCTTCTGAAATATCTTTACTGTGTTCGTCCATATTAATAATATATACACATATTTGATAGCGTTTTGTGTAAGTTAATTTACATGGACCTAAAAAATCTAATGAGAGAATTTATTAATGGCGGATGGGTTATTCCAATAATTGGGGCTGCAGGGATGATAGCTCGGATGCTTAACTCTAAAGTAGAATACTGTTGGAAGGAATTCGCAAAAAATGTTAGTTCTGCAGCGATACTCTCTATGATTTTATGGTTTATCCTGCATGATGCCCCCATAAGTGATTTAGTTAAAGCTGTTTCATATGGTGTTGTTGGTGTAATTAGCCCTGAAATCATAAATGGTTTGATTACATTAGCTAAAAAATATGCGAAAAACCCTGAAAAAATAATTAAAAAATAATTAAAATGGACTTTAAATCAAAAAAAGAAGTTGTTAAAACTGTTCAAAAACTATTAGGTGTTTCTGCTGATGGATCTGATGGCCCAGTCACTTGGAATGCTATACTAGCCAAGTTATCTACAGACGAAACAGAGGTTTCTGGGAGTAGTATTTCAGAAAAAATGGTTAATTTAGCCCGTGGAGAAATTGGGGTATCAGAAATTGACGGTAGTAACTGTGGCCCAAGGGTTGACGTATATAAAGCTGCTACTTGGTTGGACCCTGATAAGGGTTGGCCTTGGTGTGCGGCCTTCATCTGCTGGCTGGTTAGAGAGGCTATCGAAGGAGAAGATGTTTCGTTTAAAAGACCTCAAACAGCAGGAGCTTGGGATTTTGAAAACTGGGCTAGAAAGCAAGGCTCAAAAGGGGTTGATTTGCGGAAGCCTACAAATGAGGACATTAAAGCTGGAGATATTGTAGTATTTACATTTTCTCATATTGGATTGGCCGTTAAAGACATCGACTCTAGTGGCTATGTCACCACGATTGAAGGTAATACTAACGGAGCTGGTAGCAGGGAAGGAGGCTCCGTTTTAGAAAAACGTAGGCATGTCTCAAAAATAAGGAGTAGAATTAGAATTTTTTAGTAGAAATAAAATCTCGTTAGTGGAATATAGTTTGATGTCTAAAGTAAACATAGAAGTCGATCCTAACTATATATTCTCATACGTAGTTGGTAATTCTTTGTTTGAGCCTATAGAAAAATGTATAGACTCTACAAGGTATGAAGTTTATGACGCTTTCATCTATGATCTAAAAACTCAAAATTATTTAGATCAGAGCGAGGAATATCAAAATTTTTATTGGGAAGTCGTGAGATTAAAAAGGCTTGCTAGAGAAATGTCTTCCAGAGAGATAAAAAGTCTTTGTGAGGAGATAGCTGAGATTGCTCCAAAATACGTAGAAATATAATTATGGCTAAAAAAACATCAGGATTAATGGCTCCTACCAAGAAAAAGGTTAAGAATAAAGGGGTCCATTCTAAGAATAAAAACTCTTCCAATAAATCTAGTAAGAATTATAAGAAGAAATACAGGGGGCAAGGTCGATAATATTATGTTCCACAGTATAATCAGTAAATTAATCAAGAATCTTCAGGCTTCGTTAAAGGACTTGGAGGATTTGAAGGGTGAGGTATCTAGCGTTGGCATTGGATCGTCTAGCACGGGCATTGGATCGTCTAGCACGGGCAT